AAGCACAGAACAACCCCCGCATTCTATGAACCCTGTTCAGACCGCCCCTGTGACATAGCAAAACGCGAAGGCATATCCATCCACGCAGTGGGTATGCGTATACACAACTTTGGTAATCCCTACCAGCGAGTCAGTGCACCCACAACCATGGAAATCTATCATGGCATCACAAACTATCAGATGCTACTATGGTCCAAAGTGCCACAGAGCATACTCTCAGCTAGACTAACACAGCAGATCATACAGAACACCACGTCAGACATCAATCAATTGATGCGCCCTAGTCGCGCCAAGTATGGCAAATGTGATCTCACATTAAAACACAGACCACAGGTATGGGGCTGGCTAATGCCCGAGCATCAAGAGTATCAGACCTGGTGGCAACGACCTGAATATGTAAAACTCAGAGTAAAGGATCTATTACCTGAATACAAACAAGCAGAGGCTCAGAGTAATGTCAAAAACTGGCAAAACATCCAAAACGTTTAAGGCTAAA